AGACGGGCAGAGAAAGGTAGTTCGAGTCTGGGAGTGCTGGTACAAGGAGCCAGGCACGGTCAAGATGCTGCGAGGTGGCCGGTATTCCGGTATGCAGTACGACGAAAGCAACCAGTCTCACGTTGACCAATTGGAAAAGGGACTGACAAGCACGTTCGATTCCATTCAGTTAGTGGTCAAATTCGCCTGCTTTGCTGACCGCGGCGACCTACTGCTATCGAAGCCTACCCCTTACCGACACAATCGAATCCCATTTATACCAGTGCAAGCCTATCGCTTTGCACGAGACGGTGCCTTCTATGGTGTTATCCGCCGCCAGCGAGATCCACAAGATGGCCTGAACAAGAGACGGTCTAAGTCTGACTTCTTGCTGTCAGTTAATCGCATCATCATGGAGAAGGGCGCGGTTGACGATGTTGATTGCCTGAGAGACGAGGCGGCTAGACCTGATGCCGTCATTGAGAGGAATGAAGGTAAAGAATTACGGATGGAGAATAACCTGCAACTGGCAGGCGTTCACATTCAGATTGAGGAGCGAGACGCTGCTTATATCCGGCAGGTATCCGGCGTTACCGGCGAGAATCTAGGACTAAACACGAACGCTACTTCTGGGCGTGCCATCATTGCGCGGCAAGAGCAGGGCAACGTGGTTCTGGCTCCGCTGTACGACAACAAGATGCTTGCCTTTCAGATGATGGGCGAGATGATTATTTCCATGATCGGTCAGTTTTACACGGATGAGCGCGTTATCCGTATTGGTGTTGGCAAAGAAAAGGATGAGATGGAGTGGCTAGAGATTAACCGATGGCAGGAAGATGACGGCATATTCAAGAATGACATGACCGCTACTGCCGCTGACTTCATTGTTGCCACACAAGACTACCGCGAATCAATGCGTCAAGCCTTCTTTGAATCAATGATGGAGATGCTAGGCAAGTTCCCGCCTGACATTGCTATCCGTATGCTCGACCTTGTTGTCGGTATGTCTGATATTCCGAACAAAGACGAGTTCGTTGACCGAATCCGCGAGCTAGTCAATCCGCCAAAAGAAAGCGCACCACCGCCAGATCCGGTACGCGAAGCCCAGGCCAAGAAGATTCTGGCTGATGCAGGCTTGTCTGACGCAAAGACAAAGCGCGAGCGACTGATGACGATGAAGGAAGCACTGGAAAGCGCAAGCACATTGGCAGGGGCTCCGGCGCTTGCACGCATTGCCGATGATCTTATCCGTGAATTAGGCAACGAGGCAGAGGATGACGCGCAGATTGCGCTTGGCGAACAGCCTATTCCTGCTGAGCCTCCTATTCCGCAGGCATCACAAGGCGTACCCGAGCAGCAAATGACACCTGAGCAGCAGGCACAATCACAACTTGATGCGCAGCGCGGGCAAGTGCAAGAGCAGCAGCAACAACAAACGATGACTCAAGAGGGAAATCCAAATGGATGATGAATTGAACGACCTGTCAGAGGCAGAAATTGCAGCTATGGCAGAAGTGCTGGAAGGCGAGGAGGAAGTAGTCACTGATAACGGTGACGATACAGACCTAGACCTGGACGACAATGATGCTGACGCTACTGATACCAGTATTAATCCTGATGCTGATGGATTGTCTGACAAAGAAACCCATGTAGATACTAAGCCTACAGAGCCGGCTGCAGTAGAGCCGGTAGTGGTCGAGGATAACTCTGCTGAGCTTGCCGATATTGAAGCGCAGAAGGCGCAGGCAGGCGAGGACTTCGACAACGGCGACATGACAAGCAAGGAATACCGTGCTGCCATTGCCGAACTAGAGAAGCGAGAGCGCGAAATTGAACGTGCTTCCCTCTTAGCAGAGGCCAGAGATCAGGCGGCGAAAGAGGCAGGCGACAAAGAATGGAAGCGAGTGCAGGGAGAGTTTTTCGCACGAGCAGAGAATAAGCGTTTCTCTGATGACGAAATCCTGCTTAGCGCACTGAACAACCAGGTTATTAAGCTGGCTCGTGGTGAGATGGCGAATGCAAGCGGGGAGGAGATACTGGCTGCAGCACGCAGCAGGGTGGCAAAGTCTTTTGGCATGGCTGAGGCAGTTAAGCCGGACAGTCGCCCGCAACGACCAAGCCGACCGCAGACGTTGCCTGATATTGGCGGGGCTCCTGCAGCTGCAGGCGAGCGACCACAAGACGGCAAGTTTGCACACTTGAATCGACTGACTGGCGAGGCACTTGAAAATGCTCTTGAAAGGATGAGCAAAGCCGAACTAGACGAGTGGGAGCGCTCATAACAATGGGCCTTCATCTGGATTTTGGGGTTGGTGACACAATCTGTATCGGTGATGCAGAGATTACCCTAACCCAGAAAATTGGCCGAAGGGCCAGGGTAGTGATAGAGGCTGACAATTCGATACCCATTACGCTCAAGAGTGGCGATGGGAAAGACAAGGTTTTCTCGGGTGGCCGAGAAAAAAAGCGCACGAGTGCTTAATTCAACTGAAATGAGGAACTACCAATGGGCATTACAGTAACAGGGGTCAATGATCCCAAGGCTGTGCGCAAATACTCGGCCTTTCTTGCAAATGATACGCCGAAAAAGTCTTACTTCACCTCGCGCTTTTCCGGCAAGGGTGCTGAATCTTCTACTCCGGTACAGATTCTCACGCAGCTAGAAAATGAAGCTGGCGACAAGATCACTTATGACTTGTCCCTGCAGATGGCGATGGAGCCGGTTGAGGGTGACGACATTCTCGAAGGCAACGAAGAAGATTTGAAGTTTGCCAGCGATGAAATCCTGATCGACCAGATGCGCTGTGGCGTGAACACTGGCGGCAAGATGAGCCGCAAGCGTACCGTGCATGACTACCGCAAGATTGCGCGCAAGCGTCAGTCCGAGTGGTGGGCGCGTTGCTTTGATGAGCTGCACTTTATGTATGGCTCCGGCGCTCGTGGTGTAAACGACGACTTCCTGTTCCGCTCAAGCTATGCCGGCTTTGCTGGTAATGCTTTCGCTGCTCCTGATGCCGACCATATCATCTACGGTAACTCAGCTGGCACTAAGGGCGCGATGATTGCCAGTGACGTAATGACCCTAGCATTGATCGACAAGGCTGTGGCCGTGTCGGAAATGATGGGCGGTGGCGTTGAACAGACTCCTGCTCTGCAGAAAATCATGGTGGATGGCGGCGAACATTACGTTCTCGTTATGAATCCGTGGCAGGCCCATGACCTTCGTACTGCTACCGGTGACGGCAAGTGGCTCGATATTCAGAAAGCTGCTGCTGCTGCAGAAGGCAAGTCTAGCGCCATCTTCAATGGCAACCTCGGCCTGTACAATGATGTAGTGCTGCATAAGCACAAGAACGTCATTCGCTTCAATGACTACGGTTCTGGCGCTGTTAAAGCTGCCCGTGCCTTGTTCATGGGCGCGCAGGCTATCGAAGTGGCCTACGGTTCAGCTAACGGCGAAACCCGTTACGGCTGGAATGAAGAAACCCGCGACAACGGAAATCAGGTTGTCATTACATCGTCCTGCATCCTTGGCTTGAAAAAGACTCGGTTCAACAACAAGGACTTTGGAATGATGGCGCTGGATACCGCTGCCAAAGATCCGCGCACCTAATAGGTACGACTGAGGCTTGTAATGAGCCTCACTCACCTAATCCATTGTTCTGGGAGTTTCAAAAATGGCTGCTTATAAAACCGCAAAGCTGACTCGCAATCAGCCTGCAAAAACAACTGCCCAAGTGGGTGTTGTTGCCGTTCGCGGCGAGTTTGACCTGTCTGCTGCTCTTGCGCTGAATGACACCATCGACATGGTAGAAGTACCTGCCGGTCATGTGCCGTTCGACGTAATTCTGGATGCTGACGACTTGGATACTGGCACTCCTACCATTACCCTGAGCGTAGGACTCCGTAAGGCAGATGGCACGACTGATGATCCGGTTACATTCATCACGGCATCGACTGTGGCGCAAGCTGCTGTCGGCATGGTGCGCATGACAAACAAGGCTGGCTTGCGCTGCGTGCCGGCTGCCGTGTCTCGTGCAGTGTATGTTACTGTGGCTGCTGCTCCTGCTACTGGCACCACCAGTGGCAAGATTGGCGTTACAGTGCTGTATCGTCCTGCTTAATAGCAGTTTGGTACACGGGGGGGTTGGCATAACGCCTCCCCCTTTTTTCTTTTGATGAAGGTGATGATATGAAGATCGTCTGCAAGGTTATCCGTCCTGGCGGCTCACTCGTTGAAATGCCCGATGGCAAGAAATATAACTTCAAGCCTTCGCCGGATGATGAAGATTTGCATATTGCCGATGTGGCTGACAAAGCGCACCAAGCAATACTGCTTGCTATTCGTGAGGCTTATGTGCCACTCGACCAAATTAACGACCCTGTTCCTGATGAAGAACTGGCACCACTTCCAGAAGTGCAAGCCGTTGAGTCATGGAGCAACAAGAAAACGATGACCTACGCCAAAGAAGTGCTTGGCTTGAAGGTTCCAGAAGATAAGACCGCAATTCTCGTAATGGCAGAAGCGCATGGTCTTAAACTGGATGCTCGCAAGGGCGCATCGCCAATGCTTCGCGCATTGATTGCCCATATCGGCATTGAAGATGATGAATTGACTGAGGAATAAGCAATGCTGGCTGGAGAACTGCTCGATAACGTCCGAAAGCCACTGAATGACCCGTCAAAGATAACTTGGTCAGACCCAGACTTAATTGGGTTCCTGAACCAGGCATTGAAGATGTTGATGGGTATTCGCCCCGATGCTGTGTCAACGAATGCTGTACTGACACTATCGGAGGGCTCCGAGCAGACTCTCCCCGCTGGCGGGCTTCGCCTCCTTTCAGTTTTCTGCAATGTGAATGCGCTTGGCGCTCTTATCGGGCCGGCCATTCGCAATATCGACAAGCTATCACTTGATGACGTTATGGCCTCATGGATTACAGCTAATCCGAGGCCGTCCGTTCACGAATACTGGTACGACGAGCGCAATCCTCGTCTGTTCTGGACTAATCCAGTGGTCGCAGGCACCAAAATCAGGGCTTATTACTCCGTCTCTCCCGCTGAAATAACAAGCGTATCCGATGCTCTCCCTGTTGAGGACTCGCTTTCGTCTGCATTAGAGGAATGGATGTTGTACCTAGCGTGGCGCGGCGACGACGAAATATCGCCAACTGGCCAGCGTGCTGGATTCCATCGCTCTGCTTGCTTTGAATTGCTTGGCTATAAGGCAAGTGCGGATATGGCTAGCTCACCAAAGGTTTCGGGGAAATAAGCAATGCGCACCTATCGCCTGATTGAAGATTTGCTTCCAATGGTATTGCGTGACTGCCCGCAGGTGCCACGAGAGGTGGCCATGCACGAATTGCGGACAGCCTGCATTGCCTTCTGCCGTAAAACACGGTACTGGCGCGAGGACATTGTTCCGGTTATGACGCAAATGGATGCAACCATCCAAGAGTACGAGGTATTTAGCCTTGCTCCTGAGTGCGTTCCGATTGCCACACTATCGCTCCAGGCCGATGGCAGGCCGCTAGAGCCCGTATCCGAGGACGAACTAGACCGCTCCGAGTCTAATTGGCGCACAAAAGAAGGTCGGCCAAGTCAGTTTATCTCAACGTCTGCCGCATGGGTTCGCCCTATTCCCATTGCCACCACTGCAGTAGTGAAGCTGACCGGAAAGATTGCGGTTGCTCCTGCCCGTGATGGCAACTACATAATTGATGATTTGTTTGAGAGCTATGGCGATGCTATTTCCTCTCTTGCCAAAAACTCGCTGATGCTGATGCCTGGCAAGCCGTGGACGAATGCCGAAATGGCTGTATATCACTTGCAGGTAGCAGACTTCGCCTCGTCTGAGGCTACCGCTACAGCATCCCGCAACTTCTCTGCAGCCCCTAAGCGGCGCTGCAAAGCATTCTGGTACTGATAATGGCCGTTCTTTCGATACGCTTACCGCAACTAGGCCTTCCCGCTGTCGAAAATGCGACCGTTGTTCTGTGGGATCGAACGAATGACACAAAAGGTACTATCGTACCAAGTACGGCGACCTACGTTTTTACCAGTGTAGCCGGCACTGCCACTGCCACACTTGTTCCTGCTGAACTAGGGCAGGTCAATGAAGTACGCATAGTGATTCGTGGCGATGTAGTCTTTTCCGCCACATTCTTTATGCCTGGCGCTGACGCATTCCTTGATGAACTACCGATGAATGTAGAGGGCGACCCCTACGCTGGCGATGACAAGTTTGTCGCCGGATTATCGACGATGCAAAACGATGGCGGCGGCGCTGAGCTATTTACCGGCGTTGTTCTGTCGGTCGCTCACTTGCGAACACTGCTAGCCGGAAGCGGTATTTCCATTGCTACAGTTGGCGATGGCATCATCATTACGAATACAAGGGCAGATGGCGCAAAGGGCGACCAAGGCATTCAAGGCGCAGCAGGAACCAATGGCACCAATGGCACCAATGGTCAGTCGGCCTATGCTCTTGCTGTTGCCGGTGGTTTTGTTGGCAATGAAGCTGCATGGATAGACTCGCTTCGTGGCGCTCAAGGCATTCAGGGCGCGACAGGCAATACCGGCGCGGCTGGCCAGTCTGCATACGCTCTGGCTGTTGCGCTTGGCTTTGTCGGCAACCAAGCTCAATGGATTGCATCACTGAAAGGCGTAAAGGGCGATGTAGGCAATGACGGGCCTCGTGGATATTCGGCTTACGAGCTTGCGGTTCAGAATGGCTATGCTGGATCTGAGGCTTCTTGGATTGCATCGCTCAAGGGGGATGCGGGCGTTAATGGCGTTAATGGCATTGATGGCCGCTCAGCCTACGAGATTGCTGTCGCTGATGGGTTTCTTGGCTCTGAGCCTGAATGGCTTGCTACGCTAGTGGGAATATCAGGCGTAACTGCATGGGACATGACAAACCTGACGGTTACTTGCAATAAGCCGCTAAACATGGATGGCGCTACTGCCATATCAAATGGCTTTACTGGCATTCCGACCGTTTCAGAATTATTCACAAAAGCCGCCTATATTGTTCAATCCGGCCTTGGCGCTCCTGAATCCTACGCTGCACTGAGCGCAATCAAGTTAGCATCGCCCGTGCTGACCGGAACAAGAGTGGTCGAGTGGGCAATTACCAGTGACGCACTATCTGGCGGCGCTGCTACTACCGCTGTAAAGCTGAGCATTGGCCTAGTAAAAGCATCCGCTCTTGCGTCTGCCGTTGGCTTTATCGAGCTAAACTACAAAGAAGATGGCTCCGTAACGGCTGTTCTGACGACCGACCTTGGCTCTAGTTCTGCCGTTACCCTTGCGTCTGCACCATCACACATATCACTAGCGTTCAATGCCGGTACTATTGCTGTTCGCGTTGATAACGTGGCGCAAGCATTCTCTGCCAGCACATACACTCCGACTGCTGACGCAACGCTTATTACTCAATTCGTAGAGCCTGCCTCTGTTACCGGCTTCGCATTCGGCAAGGCGTTTAGCGCAAAGCAATTAACTGCTGCCAGCGACTTCACGGACACCCACGCTGCAGGCGCTGCCGACCTTTGCGGGCATATCATTGGTGATGCCGGCCTGCCTTCTGGGCCCAATAGCGTGATTATCGTTAGCACAGCCGGCAACTACAGGACGCAGACCTATACGGATGGCGATATTCTTGTCGTTCATGCCGATGGCGTTAATGTATCAAAGACCGGAAATGCACTGAGCGTCTACACGGAAGGCGTAGTAGATGGCGGCACACAGCCAACGACACTTGTAATTGATCTTGGCGCTGCTGCGCTTACCCATGCAATCCTATCCGGCAATGCGGCGATCAGCTTTACCGGCGCTGTTGCCGGAAAGGTTTACTCCCATACGCTTGAAATAAAGCAAGATGGCATTGGCTCAAGGATTCCGACATGGACTGGCGTAAAGTGGTGGGGCGGCACTGCTCCCGTATTATCGACCGCTGCAAATGCAATCGACGTTCTTACCTTCTACACGCGAGACGGTGGATCGACAATAATTGGTGGGCTCGCCATAAAGGGTGCGGCCTAATGCTTGGCATTAAGGTGATGAGGCTTGTTCGCAAGCCAGAAAAGATGTGCAAGTACCCATTAAATGCGGCGCTGATTGATTTTACTGCATCAGGATACTTTCTAGTCGATGGCATTGCCGACATGAGCAACGATAACCAGACGGCATCGAGATCATTTCCTGCTGACGCATCCCCTGCAAAGGAATATAAATACATCTTTGGCACTCCGATGCAAAGATATGGGGAGACATTCCCATTTCATCCAGGCGCAGCTTTTGATGCCAGAATAGAGTCGTCCGACTTTAGCGGGTCAGTGGAATTACACTTAATATCAAAGGCATCTAACCAGCAAAAGGTCGGGTTTTATATTTCAATATCCCCTACTGCCTATAGAGTAGTGGTATTCGTAAATGACTCTCAGAAGTCTGATATTTACGTTCCGATGGGGCCGTTGCTTATAACAATGGCTTACGAGCCAGGACTCAACAGTATATTCAAGATAAATGGTGCGGCTCAATCAATATCAGGGTACAGCTTCGACAATACTGACTGCTACCTTGCCGGAAAGATAACCAGAGGCACTACTGCAGCAGGAGACTGCAGCGCATCGCTTACGCTGAATGTTGATGTAACCGATATGGCTCCGTACCTAGGGCTTAGCACTGTATGCGGAAACCCACTTTAGCCCTGACAATGAAATACCTGACACAATGGCGTGAACAAATAGGCTGATAACTGATATGCGCATTCTTCTCTCACAATTTGGCGGCATCTTCCCAAGGTACTCGCCAGAGAAGCTGCCAGAATTAGCCGCTCAAATTGCGCAGAATACAGACCTGCACACGGGAAACATTACGCCATTCAAGCAGGCCGGAACCCCTGTCGCGCTTACGACTACAAAGCCAATTCTTCAAACTGCCTATCTTTGGCGAGTCAATAACACTGAGTATTGGTTTCGATTCCAGCATGAAGTAGAGCTTGCCCGCTCGCCTATCGCTGATGATGAGAATAAGCGGATCTACTGGACTGGCGACAATCGCATGATTGACGCTAATGGCCTTGCCTACCCACAAATGAGCTATACGCCTCTCGCTTATACTGGTGGCACTGACTACCCAATAAACAGCTACCGCCTTGGCGTGCCTATCCCATCCATGCCGGTGAGCATTACGCCTTCTGGCGCTACGCTTGAGCCTGAACTTGCAGAGTTTCGCTCTTACGTCCGTACCTATGTAACTGATCTTGGGGAAGAAGGCCCGCCATGCGAGCCATCACCACAATTATCTGTTGGTCCTGGTCAGTCTGTCGTTATCACTGAGCTTGGCCTTAGCGCGGGCGATGGCACTGCTCGCAATATCACAAAGCAACGCATCTACCGCACCAGCACGGGCAATTACGGGGCTGCATTTCAGTTTGTGGCCGAACTTGCTATTGCTGATTCCACCTATACCGACTCCAAAAACAGTGATGAACTTGTCGAGATCATGCCTTCAACTGATTGGCTTGAGCCGCCTGTAGGATTGCGCGGCCTTCGATTGATGGCAAATGGCGTGATGATTGGCTTTGTCGGCAATGAAATATGCTTCTCTGAGCCGTACCTTCCTCACGCATGGCCGCCGCGGTACCGGCTGACGGTTGATTACCCCATTGTGTCGCTTGGTAGCTATGACACAACCATTGTTGTGGCTACCCAGGGCAGACCATTCATTATCACTGGCTCTCATCCTGAAAGCATGAGCCAGCGCGAGCTAGACCTGATTGAGCCGTGCGTATCTATGCGCTCGATGGTAAGCATGGGGCATGGCGTTGTTTATGCTTCTAGCAATGGGCTCGTCTACGTTACCGGCGCTGGCGCAAGACTTATCACTGAGGGCATTGTTACCCGAAACGAATGGGTAGCGTTCAATCCTGACACCATACGGGCTTGCGAGTACCGCCAGCAGTACATGGCGTACTATGGCGATGATGCCGGCACTGGCGGTGGCTTCTTTATGAATCCGCTGGCACCAAATACCGGCATCATTCAGCTTGAAGGCAATGCAAGGGCTGTGCATCGTGACCCGCTGAATGAGGATCTTTACCTTCTGGACTGGTCAAAAAACATTGCCAAGTTTGAAGGCGGAGCAAGCCCATTGCAGGCTGTCTGGCGCAGCAGGGTGATTGAACTAGACCGTCCTTCCAGCTTCACAGCATTGCGAGTGGAAACAGTGAGGCCGGAAACGACCGAGATTCGCATTTACTCTGATGATGTGCTTCATTCAACGACCGTCATAACTGACAATAAGCCGGTTCGGCTTCCTCGTATGGGCCGCTCCCGCAGAATTGAGATTGAGGTACGGACTACGGGCGATATTCGTTCTGTTGCCATAGCCGAATCCGTATCGGAGCTATGACATGGCTAATGATGAAACAAAGACACCATCACTTCCTAATCCTGCATCTGACCCAGAGGGCTTCATGCGGGCAGTGCACGAGACTATGGGCGTGCGTGAGGGCGTTCGCGGCAATGCGCTAGACCGTGGCGTTACCTTTCGTGACCTTGTTGATGCTGGCCTTGCTGCTCCTAATCGCTCGTTTCAGGGAAAGGGCCGTGTTCCAGCATCCAGCCTGATAAGCCCGAATGGTTCAGGCACTCAAGCTGTCGGCACGGGCGTTAAGCCTACAGTCATTACCCCGCCAAAGCCTACGGGCGTTTCTACTGTCGGCACATTCTCTAACGTGCTGATTACATGGGACGATCCGCCATACGCAAATCACGACAAGACTGAGGTGTTGCGGGCAGACATAAATGATTATGGCGCTGCATCCGTCATTGGATCGTCCGTTGGCGGGCAGTACGCCGATTCTGTTGGCGCATTTTCAGAAAAGTATTATTGGGTTCGGTTTGTTGCATCGAGCGGCGTTAAAGGCCCGCCTTCTGCAGGGCAGCTAGGCAAGACTGCTCTTGACCCTGAGTATATCAAGGCATCGCTTCTGGCTACTCCGTGGGAGCCAGGCAAGCACTACAGTCTATTTCAGTACGTTATCCCTACTGTTCCGAATGGGATGATGTACAGGGTATCCGTCGAAGGCATAAGTGGCGCTACTGAGCCGACATGGCCGGTTGGCGCTGGCCAGAATGTCACAGACGGCGCTGTCACTTGGACTGCCGCGACACAAGATGAGCGCGTCCCGTTCCTGATTGGCACTGTTAATGGCCAGCCTGCCGTTGTTATGGATACCGCCTACATTGGCGATGCAACAATTGGCGTGGCCAAGATCAAGGATGCCTTCCTCGATAACCTGACAGTCATTCACGGTACGCTGAATTACGCTCGCATAGAGAAGAGTAATATCTTTGAACTTGCCATTGATGGCGTTCTTCGTAGCGGCACGTTCTCGCCTGGCGGCAATACCGGATTCATTCTGAGGAATGCGCCCCCGTTCGATCCGCTACTTCCCTATGCCCGCCAGTATGTAGCTGAGTTTTACGGCGACACATTCTTTTCGGGGGATGTTTACGGCGCGAGAATCATGGGCGGCATCGTTGTCGCTGGCCGGTTTGGCGTTCCTTCTGACGCAGACAATGGCTCTTACGAGTACATTTGCTACAGCGAGGTGGTGAGCAGTCAGATTACTTCGTCCCGCCTAGACTCATACGGGAACAGACCGGCGATCATTCTCAAGCAAGGCGCTTCATGGGAGTCAAACCTATTTGCAAGGAGCGAATGCTACGGCGCTCCTCTTGGCGGAAGTACGAATACGCAGATTCTTCCGTTTGCCGGACTTGATGGATCTGCAGGGCCGCACGAATTTATTGGGTTTGCTGGATTCATACGCCCAAAAATAACAGACGGCACTGATGTAGCGCAGTTTATTCTGAATGATGTTCCGTCGATAAAGTTTGTTAAGTCAAAAATACGAACAAATCCGCTCGATATAATTGCGCTTAATGCCAATGACCGCCTGAACTACAAGCGGTATCGGCACAAGGCGGTATCGGCACAAGTCACAATGACAAGGGATAGTGACCTAGGGCTTCCGTTTGGGGCATACCTTTCAGACAATTTCGTAGCCACAATGACCTGCATGGTGTTCACGGTCTATGCTGGCGCGTCGAATGTTGTGGTTTCACGAAAAAGACTGACGGTACTTAATTCGTCAATTTCTCCTGGAAACCTATTCTCTTACCCTGGGAGCACCAGCGATGGCCTAATCACGGTAACCAACCTAGGTGGCAATAACTTCTCCGGCGTAATTAGCGGCGGTGGAATGAGTGGGACGCTTAACTTCAAGAAAATAGACCAGACTGCACTAATAGCAAAGATGATATGCAAGCAGGGAAGCGTCATAAATCTAGCCTTCAATTATATGAATGCTGTTTCTGAGGGGCTGTCGCTAGAGATTTCACTGGAATCAATAGTGTCGCCAGGCTTCATCACTGATAACGTGCCAAATGGAATGGATATTGGCTTTGCCTTCTCATCAACGATGGATAATCGGGTATGAGGCACTTTCTCGGATACTGCCTTGAGACCGGAGTCGTCTCGTCTGGCTTTGTGGATGCCTTTTGCTCAGTGCCTTCTATTCCTACTGGCACAGGCCTATGGTGCGCTGCCTCTCCGCATGAATGGGAATACGGCTGCAAGATAGAGAATGACCGACTGGTATTGTCCGACATTCAGCAAAGGCAAGACCCTTGTAAGTCCGAGCTATCGCTCGATGAGTGCATGATGAATGCAGGGCTGTATCAGTCTGCGAGGCGTGATGCCTATGACCCATTGCCCGAGCAGCTAGACAGAATAACCAAGGCGCTAGCGGCGCTCCGAGAGGCCGGTATTGATATTGGCCATGATGGCGACGAGCAGGTGAATCACTGCCATAACGTAAAGAATCGCTTTCCCAAGCCGCTATCCTGACAAATAGGCCAGTGGCAAGGTATGGCGATGGAGAATGTTGAATGACTATCCGGCAGACGTTTGATGCAGTCGCTATCAATGCAATCCTGAATGACCCGCAGGTGTTGCAAGGCATAACTGACGCTGAAAGCATTGACGTTACCGACCTGATAGTCAGTGGCCGAGCCTTTGCTGTAATGGCAACCGAGGGCGATAGAGTGGACGGGTGTTATCTGTTCGTTCAGTCTGGCGAAAGGGCGGTGGAGATACACTCAAACCTTCTGCCACATTCTCGTGGAAGGCATGGAATTGACCATACTGCCGATGCAATCGAGTGGGCCTTTGCCAATACCGATGCAGAATTGATGTTTACGCAGGCCGGTACTGAGAAGGTTAGCCGGTATGCGCAGTATTTTGGATTCAAAGAGGTGGGCCTAGCGCCAAGCAAGCCATATCCGAAGAGCTGCAGGCTGTTGAGGCTTTCAATTCTGGACTGGATTGATAGCACAATGGCAAGAGAAGTATTTGAGCATGATGGCCTTGCGTTTAGCCTGGCTGTCGATGGATTCCGGCAAGAGCCTTGTTTTACGGCAGAAGATGCGCTTCAAGCGGCCTATACCGGCTTCCTTGTGCGAATGATTAGGCATTATTGCCTAACTGGCATCGTTAAATCTGCTCGCATCTACAAAGAATGGGCTACCCAGGCCGGCATCCTGCCGATTGAGGTAATTTTAGTTTCGCGTGATGAGGCGCTGGTGGATGTTGGCGACATGGTTGTCGTCCTTTCTGCCAATGATGCTCGTCGAATCTAGTGGGGTAGTGTATGCCGGTCGCAGCGGTAAGTTTAGGCATGGGTGTACTGTCCTTTGGGGCAGGTAGAAGCGATGCAAAGAAGGCCCGTGAACTGCAGAAGCAGCAAATTGCTCTGCAGCGCGAGTCACTGGCCTTTGCGCAGAAACGGTACGCAGAAGCCAATGAACTGTATGGCGAGACCCGCAAGAAGCTGGTTGATTCCGCCAATGAAGGCGTAAAGGCGGATCTTCAGGGGGTTGCAGACCGTGCCTCTGCCGATGTTGCGCAGTCTTTCCAGAAGTCTGGTGAGGAAGTTGACCGCAATCTTTCGCGCTACGGCATAAACCCCAATAGTGGTCGTGCCATTGCCGCAAAGATGGGCTCCGGTGTTGCTCGTGCAGCTGCAGAATCCGGCCTTATCAATACGTCCCGTCGAGCCGAGCAGAAGTATGCTGACGAGACTACATGGAATCGAAGGGCGGAAGTTGGAAGAATGGCATCCAGTGAACTTTCCGGAACTGCATCGGGTGTACAGAGTGGTTATCAGGGCGTTGCCGGTGCTTATGGCAATGCCGCCAACAGCGCCAGCGCCAGTGCCAATGCAGCGTATGGCGTAGCCGGACAGTTTGCCGGTATCGGGCTATCTGCAGCCTATGACCATTACAATCCCGCTAGCGTTAAGCCTCCCGTTCCAGCAACGCCAGCCAGCGTAGCAAATGGCGGTCTTAACTACGGATACCAAAATCCTTACCCAGGGCAAAAGAACTCATGAACGGATCAAACCTTAGCTCTGCCGCCACGGGCTTAATGCAGGGCATCCAATTTATGGATAACCGCAAGCGAGTGAAGGCTCAAGATGAGCGCCAGCTTAAACTTGATGCGCAGAATGAGCAGGAAGCCGCTCGACGGGCAGAGGTGCAAGGTCTCGCGCTTAAAATGAAACAGGACGAGTACGGCGACTATCAGGCCGATGCAGGCTTGCGTGAGTCTGAGCGAGCAACAAAGACAAAAGCCGCTGCCGATCAGCAGGAACACGACCTTTTCATGGACGGCTATGCAAAGGCGCTGGCTCAAGACCAGGCTACCGGCAAGGTTGATGGCCGCCTATCTGTTCTTGCTGAGGCTGGAAAGGCTCACGGGCTCACCATGACGAGCAGCGCAGTAGACCCGAAAACTGGCGCTATCACTGTTGGCTACAACGACGCAGAGGGAAAGCCACAGACCCATGTTTACAAAGACACGGATGACATGGATGACAATATCCTGCTCTTTGGTAGCAGCATTGCAGCCAAGGGCGTTATAGCCGGCAGGGCAGCGAACAAGGCCGCTGATGCCGCAGCAACACGAAAGCAGCAAGGGCTCTTGGAAATTGAAAAAGAGAAGAATGCTGGCGCGCAAAAGGTTGCCGCGATCACGGCCTCCTCTCGCGTTGAGGCGGCAAGGCTAAGTGCCGAGGGCAGAAAGGCGGTAGCTGCCGCACAAGCCTCGATAAAGGCCGATGGCAATGGCTCAAATCAAAGCAAGGCTGACATAAAGAAGAATATCACCACAACGCTCAACATTCTGAAGGACGACAATAGCCTAAAGTACAATGTTGGCGCTGATGGCAAGCCAGACTACTCAAATCCAAGATCATTTGGGGATAAGTACAAGGCTGTAGCCGTGCTTCTTTATGGGCCTGATTGGCAGACTCTTGGCGGCGGCGGCGCGGCCAGTGGCGTTTCTTTGCCTACTAATGATGTACCGGCAGACGATGGAATGGAGGCTTTCTGGTAAATAGTTGCCTGACAAACTAGCTAATGGAATATAGTACCCCTTGCCTCTCAATGAACAGACAAAGGGTACTATTCCATGCCATTCGATATTGCCAAGGCTCGCGCAGCAAAAAAGTCTGACACACAGATTGCTGATTATCTTGGCAAGACCTATGGCTTCGATGTAGCCAAGGCTCGGGCATCGGGGAAAACCGATACACAGATTGCTGAATACCTATCAAAGAATGATAAGCCTGGCACCAAGCCAGTCGCTCCCGTAGAGCCCCAAGAATCCCCTGAAGCAAAGGCGCAAGCCACTGCCGACACCAATTCAGCCATGCTTGGCCTGACCGACCGACTTTCTGGCGTGGAAAAGCCTGCCGAAAGCCTAGATGTTGCCGGCCTGCAAGACCCATTTGCTCGCGTCACCAATCCAAACCTTCCAGACCCTAATGCTGTTGATGCGCAGAACAAGCAAGTCCTAAAGACGAAGGGGTTTTCTGCCGCCTCTGCCGATGCAAGAAAGGCAATGCCAGAAAGAAAGGAAACACTGGCAAAGCAATTTGATGCTGAGTGGAATAAGCAAATGTCCTCTGCCAAAAATGGCGAAGGCATTAAAGAGCGCACCAAAAGCGATGTATGGACTGATGCCGCCAAGCAGTTTACCGGCGGGCTAGTTTCTACTGCGGCAGGCATATCGTGGCTAGCCGACAAGGTTCCTGGCATTGATAGCGAGGATTTGACTGCTCACCTTTCTGGCTTTTCCGACTATCTTGGCGAAATACAGAGCGACCAAGCAAGGGCCGAAGCCAAGTCGCTAGAAAATGCAAAGACTGCCGGAGAGACTTTTGAGACTCTTATCAGCAATCCGCTCCTAATCTCGAAGGTTGTTCTTGAGTCTATGCCGATTGTTATTCCAGGCATGGGCCTTGCGGCTGTATCCGCAAAGGCTGCATTCAGCCTTGGAGTCAAGAAGGCACTGGCAAAGGGTGCTACCAAAGAGACTGCAATTCTAGCCGGTCGTGCCGC